GTTATGGTTGTAATTTGGTTTTATGGACTTGCATTTTTAGAAAAAAATAAATAGGTATATTTGTTAAAACGAATATGCTATGCTATTAAAGGCTCTTCAGAATTACATCACGCCACAAGTCATGCCAACAAAGACTTATCCCGATGTAAATCTACTCAATCAAATACTTTACGGGCAATTCACGGCCTCTACGCTTGTTGTTTGGTATGACTCAAACCAGCAAACTTTTATTGACAAAGGATACAAAGGAAACGCCCTGGTTTATTCAATCATTAGAAAAATAGCAGAGAAAGGCAAGCAGTGCCCAACCTACGTTTACAAAGAGAGCGAAGGAAGCAAGAAATACAGAGGCGGAAAGTACAACTCGAAGGAGCTTAACAGATTGCAAAGCATAGCATTTAGAAAAAAAGAGCTTGAGGATGTAAGTTATACCGACCCAGTAAGCCAGCTAATTAAAAACCCTAATCCAATGCAAACTTGGAGCGAGTTTCTTGATTCAATGCTAACGTGGTACAATACTAGCGGTGAAATTTTCGTTTACGGATTTGCTCCATCTGAGGGCCTTAATAAGGGCAAAATAAAGGAGATGTACGTTTTGCCGTCTAACTATGTTGAGATTGTGGCTGGTAGTTTATTCGAGCCAGTACGAGGCTATAAGTTAATAATTGGAGACCAAAATATTGAGATACCAGCTGACCAGGTATTACACATAAAAACAACCAATTTAACTTGGGATTTAAACGGCGCACAACTTCGCGGAATGCCTCCGCTACTGGCTGGTTTAACAACCTTACAAGCCAATAACGAGGCGACCTATGCTAAGCAAAAGACTTTTCAAAACGGAGGAGCGAAAGGGATTATTTCGCCAAACATCACAAACCCTGAGTTTTGGCCATCGCCTGACCAAAGAGCCAAGATGGACGAGCGGATAGATGAGAGGATAAACGGCAATAAAAACATTAACAAAATCGTTGCCTCTTCTATTCCTTTGCGTTACGATGCAATCGGATTGTCGCCAGTTGCGATGGATATTATTAATTCTCAAAATATGGATTTGCAAACTCTTTGCGGTCTTTGGGGAGTTAATCCAGTTTTGTTTACATCTAACGCAACCTATGCCAATTTGGAAGGCGCACAAAAGGCTTTGGTTACCGATGTAATTATGCCGCAACTACAAATGATTGAGGAGAAATTTACGCAATGGCTTGGCAAGTCTTACGGCATTGATTATGTTATTGATTTCGATATCTCGAGCTTTAGCGAGTTGCAACCCGACGTGCAAGTTATCCTGGATACATACGGCAAATCACCATACTTTACAGGTAATGAGGTTAGAAGTTTGTTAAACTGGCACGCAAGCGAAGACCCAGCAATGGACGTTCATTGGATACCTAGCAACGTAATTCCAAGCGATGAGGCTTTAGGTAATGCACAAACGGATTTTAGCGATTTCCCAGCGTAAAAAATGAAGCTTATAAATTATTCTAAGGTTAGAAGGTCGGCACAATCTGACCTAAAGAAATACGAGCGCCTTGGGATTAAGTTATTTACCGCGGCTTTAAAGCTACAAGCCAAGCCAAATCCGTCGCCCTTGCCAATGCAAGAGGCTTACATTAAATTTTACCAAACGGTCTTTGTTGAGTCGGCTAAGCAAGAATTTAACCGAATAAGACAAGACAACCGCGAAAAGGCTTACGTTCCTGACGATTTCTTTTTGAATACCTGGAGAGAATGGATTAAAGATTGGGTTTTGCAAAATCTTGGAAATCTAATAACTGGCGTAAATGACAACACATTAGAGCAAATCCAAAAGATACTTGGAGAAGGTGTTGAACAAGGCTTAAACCCTTTTCAGATAGAGCGTCTTTTACTTGAGCAAATACCAAACATTGCTAGAGCCAGGGCAATTGCTAGGACTGAATCGACACGAGCTTACAACGAAGGCAAGAAGCGTTCCGCAGAGGATTGGGCAAAACAGACTGGAACAACACTTTGGAAATTGTGGATACATGGAGGCTCAAGAGAGCCAAGGTTTCAGCATATCCAGGCACAAGACAAACCAATAAGAGCAGACCAACCTTTTGTTTTTACTACTAAAGGCGTAGAGGTATTTATGGACAAGCCTGGCGACCAAAAGGGGGGTGCGGCTCAAACAATTAATTGCAGTTGCGTTGTGGTCTATATTTCCGAGGCATACGCTCGTCGAAACTTTCCTAATGCTTTTGTCGGATTGCCTCCTTTGATTAGGCCAGCGGCTCCTTTTACGTCTCCAATTATAACGCCAGCATTGCCTCAGCAATTAGGCGCGTTTAAATATGCAGATACATTAAAAGAAGCTAAACAAGTAGCAAAAAATATAATTAATCAACAAACCAAGTTAAAAGTAATAAAAACGGAATTTAGTTCCGAACTTTCCCTAACAAAACTAAACAGATACAATGAGCAATTAAACAAGCTGACTAATGAATACCAGCTTTCAGATTATTTAACCAATAATCAAATTAAACTTAGGTATCGTTCAAGTGGCAGCAGTTATGGATACATTAAGAGAACCCAAACAAGTCTTGTTGAGATTAATTTTGGGCATCAAACTGATTTAGACGAAAGATTAATTCCAAGAGTAGGTAAGGATATTTACGGGTTTCCGAGGTATGCTGGTAAATCAAAAGTTGATAGAGATAAAGTAGATTTGGCCACACTTACTCACGAATTTGGCCACGTTATAGCAGTAAAAAATAAATTAATGATGGCTAGATATCCAGAGTTACAAAATTTCTGGCTAGAAATGGACATAATTAAAAGCTTTTATCAAAAAGAAATAAACGACCCTAGTAAAATAGGAAATGTGTTTCTAGGAAAATATGCCAGTACAAACGATAATGAATTTTTGGCAGAGGCATTTACAGAGTATAAGTTAAGCTCCAACCCAAGTAAATACGCTTTAGAGGTTGGGCAATTAATTGACAGATATTTTAAAAAATAGACAATGGAGGCAGTTAATCTAGTTTGTTTTAAATGCAAACATTTTGAAATGTTTAAAGGCGGTTGCAAGGCTTTTCCTGATGGAATACCCGATGCTATTACAAGCGGATTAAATAAGCATTCTAAGCCTTTAAAAGGTCAAACTAATACAATTGTTTTTGAACCAATTGAAGAAGTCCAAAGAGGGTAAGGTTTTTCCCCCTTTTGTTTCCTAATTTTTTTTATTTGTATATTTGTCTAAACGAATATGCGATGTTAAAGAAAGGACTAAACCAAGGCTTTGCCGACTCAGATACCAAACAAGGGATTGTTTCGGGTTACTTTGCCGTATTTGGTAACAAAGACCTCGATGGAGATGTAATCGAGCCAGGAGCGTTTACCAAGACTGTAATGGAGCGTGGGCCACAAGGCAAGCAGTTAATCAAGTATTTACTAGACCACGATAAAAACAAGGTTGTCGCAAAAATCACCAATCTTTACGAAGACAATAAAGGCTTGCGTTACGAGGCTAAAATTGGTAGCCATGCAGCTGGCCAAGACTTTCAAAAGATGATTGAAAGCGAGCTAATTAACCAGCATTCGTTTGGCTTTAGAACTATTAAAGAGCAGTTCGACCAGGAGGCCAAAGCAAACCTAATTAAGGAAGTAATGATGTACGAAGGCTCAGCAGTCCAATTCTTGGGAGCTAACCCTGAGACCACGTTTATCGACCTTAAAAGCGAAGCGGACGCGTTCGAATACCTTAGCAGACTTGAGAAGTTTGTAAAGACATCCGATGCAACCGACGAAACAATTGAAAAACTAGAAAATCAACTTAAATCACTTTTGGAGTTTCTAAAGCCAGCCGAGCCTACTTTGGAAATAAAAGAAGCCGAAGCGGTCGAAATAATAACAATTAACGAACTTAAAAAACAATTTGAATCATGGAAAATCTAACAATTGATGCCGTAAAGGCAGTAATTGCAGAGGCTGGCGAGGCTCTAAAAGCAAAGGCTAGCAATGCAGAAGTGAAAGCAAACGAAGCTTTCGAAAAGGCTGAAAGCCTATTAAAGTCTTTTAATGGTGTAGTAACCAAAGAAGAGGCAGCAGAAATGCAAAAGCAACTTGATA